GCAGCTTTACGTGCAGAGTCTGAAACCATATTGGTAGCAGCGCAGTTAAAGGATGGAAGAGGTGACATTACCTCTGCTAAGTCACGTGCTGCTACATCTACGAAGTTAGCAACTAAAGGCTTTGGGTATTCTTCTGAAAACATCGCAGGGTATACCTTAGAGATATCACCTTGACGTACAGAGAGCACATCGCGCATTCTCTGGTCGCGTGCAGCGTAGCGTGTTTGTAGCCGTGCTACCTTCGCTGCGACCTCTTTAGTTGATAACAAGATTTCTCCTTAGATAAATGTACGATCTTTTTCTGCAAGCAGTTCGTCAATGTTGACGACCATTCTCTTGCCCTGTTCATAACGAGACAGGAATGGGTTTTTCATATGGTGTGTTGCGTGGACACCTTGGTTAAGCATCTCACGGGCGCGGATCTCACAGAACCACAAGGCCATCACCATATCGGTCTTACCCTTGGTCGTTGGGGACCAAGTAATTAATTGCTCAATGAGCGCCTTAATGTTTTCAGTTTGGTCACTAGGTAAGTGAATAAGGTTATCTCTGTGGTGCTTACCATCGTGCTGCTTGGTGCCAAACAAAGTTGACATTGATGCAACACCGAAGCCTGAGTCCCACTTGTTGTTTCCAGTATGGTGTTCCCGCAGTAGCACTCCTCTAGAGGCCAGGTTTGCACGGATACCTTCATCCTGTGTTAAGAAAGATTGAAATGCGTTCTTCTCTACGATCCACTCGCTAGGACTATAGAGTGAAGTCCAGTCAAAGATTAGCTGACGTATTTGAGCAGGCGTTGGCCTAGTGATCTTAATAGCATCAACGATATAGCGTTTATGTGTAACCCGATCAATAGCGTAGCAAACGGCGGCTGTATCACCAACCATAGCGGGATCAAGACCACAAATAAAGCTAAAGCCATTAACATCACGAGGATGGCCTGGGTTACCAGGAACCAAGCGACCTGCTTTACGCATACCATCAATAGAACCTCGCACACATACTGGATCATAGATTGCATCATCTGAGATATCTTGCTGTTGGTAAACCAGCGCCCAGGTAGAGGCATCCATAGCTTGACGTTCATTGTAAAGGTTACGACCATTCCAACGAGGGTATAGGCCGTCTTCATTCAAATCTGATTCTAGCTGCCCATCAAATGGCGCATCGGATGCTGGCCATAAGGTAACCCACTTGTCGGGGTCTTCATCGGTTTCAAGTAAGGCTGGCATAGCCAGGTACTTCCAAGGAACCTGACCACCTGGGTAGCGATCTGGGTTACGCAATTCACGGTATAGGTCAACTGCTGAAACACGGGTACCAATGATAATTAATTTACCAGTAGGGTTAAGACGAGAACGTACGTCCTGTGTCAGCCACTTGATTTGGCGTTCAAACTCATTGGCGTTCTTTAAGGTCACCGCGTCATCTACAATAATCATATCGGCACGTTTACCGTAGATCTGACCACCGATACCTACAGCTTCGATATTCGGGTCCTTTTCAGATGACTCACGAAGCTCATCACCGAAGGTGATACGGGTAGCCTGCCACGAGGCAGACTTAGAGTTAAACCCTACGCCAGCAGCATAAGCATTTTGAAGGTTCTCATACATTGGGTGAGTCAAACGCTGCTTGATGGCGTAGAGAAAGTCGGCTGCAAGTTGCTGGGTCTGGGAGACTATCAGCACTCTAAAGTTAGGATTACGGGCTACCTGCCAGGTTACGTAGTCCACCGTGATTGTGATGGACTTGGCGTGATTTGGCGGGATGTTAATAAGGATACGGTTGTTGGCTAGCCCTGGTTCGTATTTCATCGAAGGGTGTAACCAGGTAGGTTCAACGCCTTCGATCATATCCACTAGGTTCTGCTGGTGTGGAAATGTCTTGGAGTTAAGGAAGCGTTCGCGGAACTCGGCGAAGGTGATGTCGTGGACATCGCTAGAGGTGAAGGACTTGTCCTTGAGACCTAGGCGGGTTCGATCAATTTTATCTGCAAAGATCTTATCTGTGCGACGGTAGTACTCATAAGTCTTATAGGACTTGCCAGCTGATAGGCAAGCTTGTTCAATGGTCATACCTTCGGCCACAGCGCTAAGGATAATGCGCTTTGCTATATCTGCTGAATTCTCAGCCATTAGATCTCCAGTATTATCATTGGGCAGATGGTAGAGTACACCCGATTAAAAGTTGTGCTCTGCACAACCACGGTACGCTAAACTCCCGAGCAAGCCACAGCGTAGCGAGGGGTAAGTTGGTACTCATCCTAGGGACTCGCGTAGGGTAACCGTAGCGAGTCGGTACGGGGCTATCACATTTACCGCCCCTACTGTATATAAGGCAGGAAAAAAACCTCATTTCCTGCCTATGGTATAAAGTATTTACAGATTGTGACTAACGTCACTACAAATATGGTACAAAATAGGACATTAATAAGTGATCTGGTTCACTTTAGGAAATATATCTGTAGTGGGTACATACACACACTCGGTACATAACTTAACACCTAGGGGTCTTCTCGCCGTAACCGCGGCCGCTGTGCTGCTGAGCTGTGCTGCTGTCGCTGCTGTACCGTACTGTAGGAATTGGCCGCGGGTCGGCTACCCTATCGGCGGGCTTCCCCTGTATATATTCTCTCCACTGTATTTAATAAATCACCTACAGCTGCAGCTGCAGCTCTATAGCTCGCGGCCTATCCTCGCGGCTAGCTTGCAGCTGTCTCAGCTCGCGGCTAGCTGTCAGCTCGCAGCTATTGCCGCCGCTATTCTCTCAAGATATTCTCAGCTAACTGTTATGAAACTGTTACCATAAATAGCTATTTATAGCTTGACACGCTCATAACGGTAGCGTACTTTACGGATATCAGCTGAAGAGCTCAGCTGTAGGAAGCGGGAAAGAATGAACAGCTTAGAGATCACAGCGGCACTAGATAAGTATCTAGAGCTATTCAACAGCGGCAAGATCAGCGGCCTAGAGCTCGCAGAACTAATTCTTAAGGTCACAGCTAAGGGGGTAAAGTAATGAAGCTACTAATGCCACTAATTGCAGCAGCTGCACTAGCTGCCGCGCTCAGCTCAGATTTTGCAGCTGCGCTCACTAGAATATTTATAGGATAAGGGGAAGAGAATGAACAGCTTCAAGCTACAGACACGAGCTCGCTGCGTAGAATGCGCGAGAGTATTTGACCTATTGAATGAAGAAGAAGCGGGAGAGTATTATTATGGCCACGACTGTGAAGCATAGAGCTATCTGCGGCGATTGTGAGAGTAAGGAAGCTACTATTTGGCTTGAACCTTACGGTAGCAGCTTCTTAGCTGCGATCAGCTGCCCTAGCTGTGGCAATAGCTACGATACTAACCTAGACGCGGCAGATATAGAAGCACTACGCTAGAGCTTGACTATTGCCTACGGTAGCTATACCGTAGGCAGTGGCCTAGGGCTAGCCTAGGAAGATATACCTTGGAAGGGGTAAAGTAATGAGCACTACACTAGAAGCAACAGTAACACTAGAGACTAAGTGGGAGCTATTCCCATTCACTTACCTAGGAAGAAGCTACACTAGCAAGATCAGCACAACACACAGCAACTATCCAACTATCAAGAGCTTACCCGCTGAAGTGTTTGCAGCTCTAAACGCGGGAGCACTACGCGACCTATCTACAATTACAGCAGCTTCAACAGCTGAAGAGATTACAGCTGAGCTTGAACGCTTGAACGCTGGCAGCAGCTGGGCTATCCTAGAGCTAGCGGGAGAGTAATCTTATGAGAACTAAGGAAGAGAAGGCCGCGTTTATCCGCTCACTAGCTGACGCGGTGGAGATTATGGAAGAGCGCGGCACTGTAGTACCTACTACGCTGCTGGAAGATTACAGCGTAAGGAATGGACTACTTATTCTATGGCAGAAGCCCACAGCTACTAAGTGCGCGGGCTTCCACGATTGGAAGAGCGCGGGAAGAAGCGTAAAGAAGGGGAGCACTGGCGCAGCTATCCTAGTTCCCACTGGCAGCTATACCACTGAAGAAGGAGAAGAGAAGCTTCGCTTCAGCTGGCGTTACGTGTTCGATATTGCAGATACTGAAGAGCTGGGAGAGAATGCGCCACGCCTAGCGCGTGACGTAGCTTAGAGCTTGACTATTGCCTACGGTATAACTACCGTAGGCAGTGGCCTAGAGCTAAGATCTAGGAATAACCTACCTTGGAAGGGGTAAGAAAATGGCAGGAAGAGAGAAGAGCTATATTCGCCTAGTAGATATAGAGACTGGCGAGGAAGTAGCAGCGGCAGTAATGACAGCGGCAACAGTAAAGCGCATAACTAAGCTATACGCTGCCTACGGTATCTATACTAAGGCGGTAGCGTAATGGAAGCAGTGAAGCTAGAAGAATTTAGGCCTTGTGATATCTCAGAGCTTATAGAGCAGCTGGGAAGGAATAACCTCTTCGCCATAAGTGGCGGGAGAGTAATCAAGCGCAGCACTGGCATAACCCTACCTATTAGCAACGGTTACAGCTTAACTATTGACCTAGCTTGGAATGATACCTATACCGTACGCAGATTATTCACTAGAAGCGGGAAGGTATCTGTGAAGGGTGAGCTCACTGGCGTATATTGTGAAGATCTCGGAGACGTGGCTTACTATGGCAGCTGCTTCAGGTCTCATCCCGATTGGGGTAATAAAGTCTGGCAGGATACAGTGAACGGGAAGGAAGAGGAATGATTACTAAGAGAGGAAAGAGAGTCAGGGCAGTAGCTATCGCGCTGCTACTGGCCGCCATATTCTACGCTTCAGGCCATATTAACTGGGTTGGTGACGGTTGGTGCTGGGGAACTATTACAGAGTGCTACTTAGAAGGGAAGGGGAAGTAATGATTACAGCTACAGAGTGCAAGAGGTTCACTAACTTTATCTCTCGCAAGGCTACCGATACCTACGACCTAGAGAATGGGAGAAGGGTGAAGGTATATACCTCTCACTATAAGGGGAGCAAGGCTATTGTGACGACAGTGAGCGAGTGCAGTATTAGCTACAGTGGCAGCTTCATAATGGAACGCTGGCGGCAGGGCATAGACGTAATGGAGCGGGTGAGTGTTATACCTTGCAGCAGATACAGCAATAAGGCACTGGAAGAAGCTCACGCAGCGGGAGTAATGGCAGCAGCTGAGCTAGTGAGTCAGCTACTGGAGAAGAATGCAGCTATGGAGAGAGAGGAAGAGGAATGAAAGAGGAATTGCTGGAGAAGATTTACACTGAATTGAACAAGGTCATTGAAGAGATAACACAATGCCCACGAAATGACGAAATGCTACCTACCCTTGCAGGTTGGGAACTAGCCTTGAAGTGGGTAATTAGACAGATAGAAGGGCAGGGGGAGTGATGATGAAGGTACTAGAGAATGGGCTATCGGTTTGCCTACCTTGTGGAGAAGGGCTAGACGGTGCTCTCATAGACTATGAAGCTGAGCGCAACGAAGCTGAGCCCGACTGTGACGCTTGTGAAGGGGGAGAGAAGTGAGTGCTGATATGTATGAACTGAGCGAGACACGATACACGCTGAGCGTGAGGGAGTTATATGACAGCGAGAGCCCTACTGAAAGAGCTTGGGATATAGAGTCATATGACAGCAGCGGAAGAGTGATAGCTAATGGAGTGGCGAGCACTTTCCTACTGGCAATAGAGGAATTATTCAGAGACTTTCCTAGCGAGAAGGGGGAGAATGAGTGAAGGATAAGTGGGAAGTAACGATTGAAATAGATACTTATGACGGTGATCCGCGTTGGTGGGATTGGAAAGATCTAACAGGGGATGAGGTCAAGGTAATCAGCAGTGACTTTAAGGGTAGAGTATTAACAGAAGGGCAGGGGGAGAATGAGTAAGGTAAGAGGGTTTATTATCTTCAACAAGCAGACAGGACAGAAATTGGCAACGCTTCCGCTAACTATTCCTATTGGAGCAACAGTAGAAGCGTATGAAAGAGCAGGGCATAACGTAAGCTGGGGTTGGGATGAAGAGAATGAGTAAATTTTGTCCAGAGTGTAACGTAGGGATACTCAGCTACGATAAGACATCAGGGTTAGACCAATGCGCTAATCGTTACGGTTGCGGATACGGGTGGTATGACAATGAATAAAGAATACTGGCAAGCTAAGGCCGATCTATGCCGTAACCTTGCATTGGTACAGATACAAGACGAAGAGACGGAGAAAGAAGCAGGAATGAATCTAATGAGAATGACGTATGCACTATCTATGGTTGAGACATATTCAGAAGGGAAGGGTGAGGAATGACAGAAGATACAACTACCCACGTTATTACAGTGGTAGTACAGGCAGGGCAGAAGTGGAACAAGGTAGAGCTCTTTGATTTCAGCGGCGGTGAACCTACCCCGCTGGCAGCTGGAGAGGGAAGCAACTGGCGAACAGCGTTAGGCGAAGCACTATCAAAGATCACGCTCTCGTCAGATACGCCAGCTGTAGAGAAGACTATTAACGATATAGCCAAAGAGAATATAGAAGGGCAGGGGGAGAATGAGTGAAGTGATTGCATTCCACCCTCGCCTATCCCCGCTTATCAACCTGTATGAAGTGGTTGATGAGAAGGGAGTGGCGATCTGGGGTGGCAACAGTGCCAACGAAGCTATTGAATATCTAAGACGTAGCCCTATCAACTGTAGGGTTCTAGTCTCAGGCTGGGATAGTAATGAAGAAGACGCTCACCTAGTAGGGCAGTCATTGGATATTACTAAGGTTATCTATGCAGCATTGGCGGTTGGAGTATGACGTACGCACTAGGACTGGCAGGTATATTGGTAATTGCTTACTTAATTATTGTATGGGATAAGAAGATCAATGACAGATGATAAGAGAATGGCGAGTGCTGCTAAGGCAGCTGTCTATTACCGTAACTACCGAAGAGCTAGGGATAGGGCTTTAATCAAGCTCTCTCACCTACACCCAGAAGACTACAAAGAATTACTGGAGAAGGAGAAGGTGAGTGATGAGCAAGAGGGTAAAACGTGGATTGATCTTAACGGTACTACTGTTAGTCCTCGTATCGTTGCACGAGAAAAGAGTAGGGGAATCACCCTTACCCAAACCGATAGTGGTACAGACCAAGGCAACAATGGAGGAGAAGCGTGAAAACAAACGAACTGCATACAAATTTAGTAGAGCTCTCGGATATACGAAAGCAGAGGCATCGTGCCTCCTACGACTTTGGTCCCGTGAATCCCGCTTCGACCACCTTGGTTTCCCAAAGAACTCTAAGGGAGAACCAATTAGCTCAGCTTTCGGAATTGCTCAACTCCTTAGAGAGCGTAGTAGAGAACCTGAACTACAGATCCTTCACGGTTTACGATACATTGAGCACCGCTATTCAGGGAGTGCGTGTCGCGCTCTCAGACATAGCGACAGACGAGGTTGGTACTGATACAATCTGAACCGCTCACCTCTTCCGAGTAACAGGAACCCTACTGCACCCTTCCGCAGTAGGGTTCCTTGTTTACCCGCCAGTAGAATAGAACCCTTTACCCTTGAAGGTGATAGCAGGTGAGGACCAAACACGACTCATAGAATTGTGGCAGTCGGTACACATAGGCTCTATGACCTCAGCGTGGATAGACTGCTCGATTTCTCTGGTGCTACCACACTCACACTTGAAGGCATAGATCATAGCTTCACCGCTTCCTCTATAGGTAGATAACCTACTAACTTACTGACCTTGTTAGAACGTGAGAACTCAGTAGTCGCTGGCATCCAATGACTAACCCATTCAGGTTCTGGCACTTCCATTAGGTCAAAAGAAAAGACCCCTTCTGGGGTCGAGTTAATGTAGAACGGAACTAGATCTCGTTCCGCTGCCTGTGTTATTAACTTACGGTACTTCATCTCTTCAATCAGTAGCGTGGGATAGTGTGTATGACGACACTTCAACTCTATGTATGCAGCAGAGTCACGACTGATGCAATCAAAGGAGTCGTAGATACCCTCTGACTTTTGTAGGTCTGGATACTTGTTATCCAATAGGAATAAGAATAGATCAATCTCTTTCATTGCCACGGGTTGT